TGGCTAGGACATGTACCAGAAGCTATTGAGATCTTGACTCTTTTGAGAACCCACATTAAAAGTGAAAAGCGATGGTATCGCGAGAAAGGAAAACATTATGAAATACAACTACGCTGATAGCCCTTTTGTGAGGGCTCTAATTCGCAAATATGAGTACGAGAAAGATGAAGCGATCGCGAATCTGAACGTATACTTTACTAATTCCGTCGGCATTTCTGAGCACAGTGACTTTGTTGCAGAGATGGACCGATGGCTATCAAAATTGGCAGCTGCAGAAGAGAATCTTAAAGTGTTGGTTACAACATTTGTTAACGTTCCTCAACAAGCGCCGCCTGGCCCGCCCGAATCAGGAGAAGATTCCTAATGGCTATTACCGATATTAAAGTAATTCGATTGATATCCGGTGAAGAGCTTATGGGAGAAGTATTAGAGAGCTGCGAGGAGACGTACAAAATTAAAAATGTATGTCAAATCGCAAGTTCCTATGCGGATCCGACTTCTGCCACCGCAAGAATTGGTATCGCGCCATTTCTTCCATATACCAAAGTTAAAGCTGGGCTGACCCTTAATAAGTCCTATGTAGGATTTATTATTGATCCCGTTAATGAGCTTCTTAATGAATATAATAAGGTCTTTGGAAGCGGCATTATACTACCACCAGAAGGAACACAGACGATCAAATCTACGACTGCGTCTGCTGGAACTTCTTCCTCTAATTCTGCATTTGTTAAATTATGATCTGGAGATTGAATGAGATTTTACACTAATGTTCAGTGTATAAAAAATAAAATCTTTCTAAGAGAAATCGATGGAAATAAACGAAGAGAGCTTAAGTTAGATTATTCTCCTTCGCTGTTTATTTCTGGTAAGAAAGATTCCTTATATAAAACTCTCGACGGCCTTCCTTTGGATAGAATCCAATTTGGTTCTATTGGCGAGGCTAGAAACTTCAAGGAAACTTATAAAGAAATAGAAAATATGAAAGTATATGGCCACGACCAATACACGTATCCTTATATTTCTGACGAATATCCTGCTGAGATAGATTATGATTTCTCTAAACTTAATATTTGCACCATAGATATCGAAGTTGAGTGCGAGAATGGGTTCCCAGAGCCTTCGCAGGCCATAGAGCGAGTCAATGCGATCACCATGAAGATGCAGGGATTTTATATTGTTCTGGGATTGGGAGATTGGGAAAATACTGAAAACTTGGATAATATAAAATATTATAAGTTTGTTGACGAGCCTTCTCTGCTTCGCAGTTTTTTGCAAATCTGGGAAAAATCTGAAATAGATATCGTGACTGGCTGGAATGTGAATCAATTTGATATGACATATTTGGTCAATCGAATCGACAATCTGTTTGGCGAAAAGGAGGTTAGACGACTTTCGCCGTGGAGAATGTTTTCTCGAATCGAGAAGCAAATGTTCGGCAGAATGCAGACACAAGTAAAGATTCATGGTATTGCTATCATCGACTATTTAGATTTATATAAAAAGTTTACATACGTCAACCGCGAAAGTTATTCGTTAGATTTTATTGCCCACGTAGAGCTCGGAGAGAGAAAGCTGGACCACTCCGAATTTGAGCAGATGCATTTATTCTATAAGCAAGATTATCAAAAGTATATCGACTACAACATTAAAGACGTGGAATTAGTAGATAAACTAGAAGACAAATTGAAGTTGATGGAGCTTTTAGTAACTATTGCATACCAATCTAAAGTAAATTTCGAAGATGTATTTTCGCCAGTAAAGATTTGGGATGTTGTTGCGTTTAACGAACTAAAAAAGAATAAGATTGTAGTTCCAAATAAAACTAGGAACGAAAAATCCTCTTCATTCGAAGGCGCATACGTCAAGGATCCGAAAATTGGACTTCACAGGTGGGTTTTGTCCTTTGATTTAAATAGTCTATACCCACATTTAATTATGCAATACAATATTAGCCCAGAAACTTTGATAGCAGACAAACAAGTCCCAACTTCGGTCGAAGAACTGCTACACGAAAAGACTGATTTGTCATTTCTCGGGGATGAGACCGTGTGCCCTAGCGGATATATGTTTTCTAAACGAAAGAAAGGATTCTTGCCAAAATTGATGCAAAGAATGTATGATGATCGTGTTGAATACAAGAAAGCAATGATGGAATGGAAGCAGAAGAAGCAAACCGGCGATGGCGATCCGTCTATTATAGACAATAAAATTTCTCAGCTAGATAACAAACAAATGGCTGCTAAAATTCTGCTTAATTCTGCTTATGGTGCTCTGGGGAATCAGTGGTTTAGGTACTACGACATTCGCCAAGCAGAATCCATAACATCTGCTGGGCAGCTGGCTATTAAGTGGATTGAGAATAAGGTTAATGACTATTTTAATAATTTGATGGGCAATTCTGAGCCCAAGAGTTACGTAATTGCGAGTGATACTGACTCCATCTATGTTGCATTGGGAGACTTCGTCGATAAGGTATTTGACTCTGAGCCCGAAGATTCTAAAGTTGTAGAATTTTTAGATAAAATTGCAAAGGAAAAGATAGAGCCTTATATTGATAAGTGTTATCAAAATCTTGCTGATTACGTCAATGCATATGATCAAAAAATGTTCATGAAACGAGAAGTCATTGCGTCTAAGGGAATATGGACTGCAAAAAAACGCTATATTCTTAATGTTCATGATAACGAAGGGGTCCGATATAAAACGCCGGAGCTTAAGATTATGGGAATCGAGGCGGTCAGATCTTCGACCCCGCAAGCTTGTAGGGAAAAGATTAAAGAATCTCTAAACATCATAATGAATCATTCTAACGAAGATCTGATTAGATTTATTATAGATTTCGAAAAAGAATTTAAAGCTTATCCAGTACAAGATATATCGTTCCCTAGAGGGGTCAATGGCGTAGAAAAATATAGGGATTCTAATAGTGTGTTTAAGAAAGGGACTCCTATCCACGTAAAGGGAGTCTTGTTTTATAATTTGCTTGTCGATCAGTATGGTATAGGCAATACATATCAGAAGATAAAGAACGGAGATAAGATTAAATTTGCTTATCTAAAGACGCCAAACCCGATACAAAACAATGCTATTGCAATAATGTCTAGCCTACCAAAGGAATTTAATTTGGATAGGTATATAGACTATAATACTCAATTCGAAAAATCGTTCCTAGAACCAATCAAAACAATAACTGATTGTATTAACTGGGAACTGAAAAAACAATATACCCTTGATGACTTTTTTTAGGAGATGAATATGTCAAAATTGATGGATAAATTAAGAACAAATACTACAATTAAGTCGGCGCAATTATTAAAAGATTCTGAGTTCATGAATCAGAAAATGATTGCTACCGATATTCCTGCAGTGAACATTGCACTGTCTGGGTCTATTGATGGAGGCCTCACTTCTGGCCTTACTACCATCGCTGGCCCATCAAAGCATTTTAAGACTGCTTTTGGGTTACTGATGATGAAATCGTATTTGGACTCTAATCCGACCGCTATTGCGCTTTTTTATGATTCGGAATTTGGTACTCCGCAAAAATACTTCGAAACTTTCGATATTGACATGACGAGAGTGTTGCATTCTCCAATTATGGATATCGAGCAACTTAAAATTGATGTTGTCAATCAATTGAATCAGCTAGATAAGGAAGATGAGGTTTTTATCTTTGTGGATTCTGTAGGGAATCTTGCATCCTACAAGGAAGTTAAAGACGCACTAGACGGCAAGACGGTCGCTGACATGACCAGAGCAAAGTCGCTCAAGTCGCTATTTCGCGCGGCAACGCCATACTTGAAGTCTAAAAATATTCCGATGGTCGTTATTAATCACACATATGATAGCCAAGAAATGTTTTCTAAGCAAGTAGTATCTGGCGGTACTGGTATCTATTATTCTTCGGATACAATTTGGATTGTAGGTCGAAGGCAGCAAAAAGAAGGGACCGATGTTACCGGATATCAATTTGTTATTAATGTGGAGAAGTCTAGATACGTCAAGGAGAAGTCTAAAATCCCCATCAGCGTAAGTTTTGATGGTGGCATCGATAAGTGGTCTGGGTTATTAGATATGGCCATAGACGCCGGTATTGTGAGTCGTAGCGGGGCTTGGTATCAGCTAACAGATTTAGAGACTGGACTGGTAATAGAAAAGAAATTCCGGGCAAAAGAGCTTTCTGGCAATTCTGTATGGGATCCAATTCTTGCGTCCGAAGCATTCAAAAAATATGTTCAAGAAAAATATATGCTAGTCACAGATTCTATAGTAGAAACTTCCGAAGACTTAGTAGGAAATGTCTAATGGCGTTTTTTGCCTCGCCCTATGTGTATAAAGAAAGATTGGCTGTGTGCAAGACTTGCGACTTCTATGCAAAAGCGGCTCATATGTGCAAGGATTGCGGATGCTTTATGCCGGCAAAAGCAAAAATTGCGAAGCTTCGATGTCCTAAAGATAAATGGATCGAGGTATATGGTACGGAGGATCGCGAGCCAGACACTATTTTATCGGAAGAGTCCTCTGAGATTGCAGCAGACCAAAAAAAGAAAAATATTGAAAATGTAATAACCTATTTAAAGAAAGAAATTATAAATTTGGAGGATGAGTTAAATGACAGTGAATGAAAAATTCTTTACGGTAATGGAATCTGAGGGAGAAGACTATTTCGCATTCAAAATTAATGAAGGAACCTATGAAGATGTTATATTTCGAATCGGGAATGTTCGGTTAGAAGAAACCGGAGATGGATCTGGGGCTGCATGCAATTTTGATTATAATGCACTATATGCCCCATCGAGTCATGCTGTAGAACTTCTTGACAAAAGTCTAGAATTTGGTACAATAGTAGGTGAAGTATTAAATTTTATGTTAACAACTTCTATAAAGGATGCAATGAATGGAATTGACGGAACTAACAATACTGCAGAACTTAGTCAATAGGGAAGAATATTCTCGAAGAGTTATGCCTTTCATAGAGATTGAATATTTTTCTGAGGAGAAAGATCGGGAAATCTTTAAGATGATCTATGCGCATATGGACAAATATAATGCAGTTCCAGAAAAGACTAGCCTTCGTATAACACTGGAAGATTTGACTCTGTACGATAATTTGCATAAGGAATGCATAGATACTATTAGTGTGATCGAGGAGTATGATTCTAAAGTAAATATAGATTGGCTGGTCGATATAACCGAGAAATGGTGCCAATCCCGAGCAATCTATAATGCAATCTTCAAATCTATAAAAATAATAGAAGATGAAAATTCTGAAGAGGAAACTGGTTCTCTTCCTAAAATCTTGCAAGATGCTCTCGCGGTGTCATTTGACAATCATGTCGGTCACGATTTTATAGAGGATTCTGAAGGTCGTTTTGAATTTTATCAGAGAGTGGAAGAGAAGCTTCCGTTTCATCTTTCTAAATTTAACGAGATCACTAAAGGCGGATTATCGAAAAAAACTCTTAATATTGCCCTAGCAGGAACGGGTGTGGGCAAATCCCTCTTTATGTGCGATTCTGCGGCCGCCCAATTGGCTCAAGGGAATAATGTGCTGTACATTACTCTGGAGATGTCGGAAGAAAAGATTGCAGAAAGAATTGATGCGAATTTATTAAACGTTCCAATTCAACAAATCCCCGAAATGAATAAGAGCATGTTCGATAATAAGATTAAGCGGTTGCAATCTAAAACTGCAGGAAAAATGGTAATTAAAGAATACCCGACTGCATCTGCAAACGCAAATCATTTCCGGCATCTATTGAATGAATTGCAGATGAAGAAGAATTTCAAACCAGATATAGTTTTTATTGACTATCTGAATATTTGTAGTTCTGCAAGAATCCGCGGCGGCGCAAATGTAAATTCGTATACTTACATCAAGTCTATCGCCGAAGAACTTCGAGGCCTCGCAGTAGAATTTAATATTCCAATTGTAAGTGCTACGCAAACCACTCGATCCGGATTCACGAATTCTGATATTGGGTTAGAAGATACTTCTGAAAGTTTTGGATTGCCGGCAACTGCAGATTTTATGTTCGCGATTATCGCAACAGAAGAACTTGAGGATATGAATCAAATTCTTATTAAGCAATTGAAGAATCGGTACAATGATCTTAACATGAACAAACGATTTGTTATCGGCATCGATAGGGCCAAAATGAGATTGTATGATGTAGAAGAATCTGCACAGTCAGATTTGATAGAAGCACCACACCAAGAAACGAATAATTTTACGAAGAACACTAAATCTAAATTTGGAAAAGTAGAGGTTACGTTATGATGGACGCACGGGAAGAAATTGAAATCGAATCCGAAGAAATGGAAGATCACGCCCCCCCGGCAGCTGCAAAATCTTATATCTGTATGTGGGAAAATTCTCTTCCCGCAGATTTTTGCGAAGAAACTATTAGTCTTTTCGAGGATTCTGAATTTCCTCAGAGATTAGATGAAGAAAATTTTGGCTGTTTCGAGATGGATATGTTAGATCCGAATATTTTAGAATCTTTGCCCAGATGGAAGGAAGTGTCATATTTTGTTATGCAGCGCCTTCAGCGATATAGTGAATTGTATCGCCAATTTTATGATATTGCATTTTTCCCAGCAGAAGCAATTAACGAAAACTTGATAATGAGGAAATACCTACCGAAAGACGAAGTTGGCTATCATTCCCATACAATGCTGCCAGCAGATCATAAAAGATTTCTTTCTATAAATTTCTTTCTTAATGATACTGAACATGGCCAATATACTCTTCCCGATTATAACATTGGAATAGAATCACGATTGGGGAGAGTGTTGATACATCCCTCCTATTGGACACATCCGTCTCAAATAACCTCTTCCGAGTCCCCTAGATACGTCATATCTACTTTTTTGCGATATCGGTAATATTATAAATACTGCATTAGAGGAATATTTTAATGCATAATTTTACTCATTTTTTGGCAGAATCAAAAGGTGGCAAAAATCTCCATCTGGAGCACCTAGAAGACGAAATTCTCAATTTTGGAATTGACGGCGGCCGCGCCGCACTAAATTTCTTGAGATCTCTTAGAAATATGCTTGCAGGAACTTCTGGCTCTAAAGTCAATATGACTGTTAAATGGGACGGAGCTCCTGCGATATTTGCTGGAATTGATCCGTCGGACGGTAAGTTTTTTGTCGCAAAAAAAAGTGTTTTTAATGTAAATCCCAAATTATACAAGAGCATCAAAGATATAGATGACGATAATCTTTCCGGCCAGCTCAACGCAAAATTTAAAGTAGCATTCAATGAGTTTCGAAATCTCGGCATCAAAGGAGTCATACAGGGAGATTTGATGTTCACTGATGATGTCGCGACCACCAAAATCGACGGCACCTCTTATTACACCTTCCAGCCTAATACTCTTGTATATGCTGCTGCAATAGATTCCGCCTTGGGCAAACAAATTAAAAAATCAAAAATCGGCGTTGTCTGGCATACTACCTATAAAGGTAAGGATCTGCAAGATATGTCTGCATCTTTTGGCGTTAACATATCTAATCTGAAAAAAACTTCTTCCGTCTGGATGGATGACGCGACATATAAAGATGTGTCTGGTACTGCTAGATTTACGCGCAGCGAAACAGAGCAAATTACTAAAATTCTTTCTGGAGTCGGTAGTTCTTTTCAGAAAATAAAATCTTCGCAGCTAAAATCTTTTCTTGCCTTACAGGATACAAGTTTTTCTAAGGGGAAAATCGGCGCAGGATTTAAATCTTATCTTAACCAATTTATCAAAACTGGTCAAAATTTTTCTGTAGAAAATGTCAAAAACCTAAATTATTCTATGTACGTCAAAAAATATTATGACGAAAAATTGATATCTAAACTAAAGTCCCAAAAAGGACGAGAATCAAAAGAACAAGAAAGAGATCAACTGGTAAAGCAGCTAATTGCGTATGATAAACTGATAGTAACCTTGATAGAATTTATGCAAGGCCTTGTACTTGCAAAGTCGATTATCGTTACGAAGCTGAATAAAGTAAAACAGCTTACTGACATCTTTATAAGAACTTCTAGTGGGTATAAAGTAAGTAATCCGGAAGGATATGTTGCTATTGATAATAGCGGAAAGGGAGCAGTTAAGTTAGTAGATAGGTTAGAATTTAGCTATAATAACTTTACTGCCGCAAAAAATTGGGATAAGTAATATGTACAAGTATAGAGTAGAAGTGATAAAGGTTATTGATGGTGATACGGCCGACGTCAATATCGATTTGGGCTTCGGGGTTTGGCTCAAGAAAGAACGGGTTCGGCTATACGGAATAGATACTCCCGAATCTAGAACCAGAGATCTAGAAGAAAAGAAATTTGGAAATCTCTCCAAAGCATTTTTACATGACGCTTTGATGGGCGATAAATATAGCGATATACTGTTGCAGACCCATAAAGATGCAAAGGGAAAATTTGGAAGAATACTAGGCGAATTTATTGCCGTAGATAAGTCTGACCAGTCTGGCGCAGAAGTAGAACTTAACTTAAATTCGATGTTAATTGAACAGAAATTAGCAGTTGCTTATTTTGGACAAAGTAAAGCTGATATCGAGAAAGAACATCTAAAAAATCGAGAATATCTTTATGAGTCGGGAAAGATTCAAAAGTAAGGCAAAATAATTCATGAAAGATTATAAAGAAATATTTCTTGCAGAAAAATTAAAAAAAGTTGCGCAAGATGCCGATATTGGAGACAAAGAAGGTACTCAGCCAAAGAAGTACTATGCTGGCGATATGTCGAAGGCGACCAAAGAGAAGCGTGCTTCTCACTTCAAAAATAAAAAATCCGGGCCTGCACCTGGCGATACCGGAGCAAAAACAAAACTCTCTAAACACACTATTAAGTATAATAAGATGTATGGCGAGGTGGTATCGAGTAATCAGCAGGAATTGGGAGAAGGAATTAATGATCCCTCTATATTCAAGGCAGTATTCCTTGCTGGCGGCCCGGGATCTGGCAAATCGTTCATCGTTGGTCAGACCGGATTAATTTCTCTTGGCATGAAGCTCGTAAATTCGGATCCTGCATTCGAAAAGGCGCTAAAGAAGGCCGGTCTGACCACAACAGCAGACGACATATTTTCAGTTAGGGGACAAGAAGTTCGCGGGCATGCTACTAAATTAACAGATGTACAAAAAGCTATGTATATCCGCGGCCGCCTAGGATTAGTGATCGATGGCACCGGTAAAGATGTCAAAAAAATCTTGACCCAGAAAAAATTCTTAGAGGAATTGGGTTATGATTGTGCTATGATCTTTGTTAATACCGATTTAAGCACAGCATTGAATCGAAATCGTAGCCGCGAACGAGTATTACCTGACGATCAAGTCGAGAAGATGTGGAAGGATGTTCAGAAAAATATTGGAAGATTTCAGAATACATTTAAGTCTCAATTTTATGTAGTCGATAATTCTAGCGGTGCTGATTTTCAGAGAGACTCTAAACGCACATATAAAAATATTAAATCGTGGTCAGCTCGACCCCCGAGAAATAGCATTTCTCAGAAATGGATATCGCAAGAGAAAAAGAAACGAGGAATTAAGGAAGATTACTCTATGAATTTGTATGAAGATTCTGCATCTAGTATGGCCCTTGCTCAACTTAGAGCAATATCGGATAAGTCCGAACAAATTTCTGACGAATTGCTTGAACTTTCTAGAAAAGCTTCAACTCAGGATGCAGAACTCGAAGCTTGGGTACAGTCAAAGATTACCAAAGCAAGTGATTATATATCGTCGGTATACGACTATATGCTGTATTCGGAGAGAGATGAGTGAAAGACTTTAAAGAATATCTCGTAGAAAATGTGCGAGTAGAAGTACAGAATCCAAAAAATCTTCAGGATTTTGAAGATCCTGAAGTATATTTTAACGGCATGTATAGGTATAGTTCTTTGAAGTTAAAACTGAAAGGGTATGTAGATCAGCTGACTCGTGCAGTTAAAATGAATAATTGGAAGCAAGCCAAGAGCCTCACAGAAGGAGGCAATATGACTATGAATATTCCTGACATTCTTGATGCCATAGATCACGTAGAACGGGAAATGGGGTCTGGGTCGTGGAAATCCAAAAAAACTAAAATGAAAAAGCGGAGTCACTAGAACTATGAAAAGCTTTGCATTATACAATAGCCCTGTGTGCGAAGATTGCAGCGAAGCAATCCGGTTTCATTTAGAAAATGATATTCCATTCTTGGAAAATATTTTCCGAATGGGCTCTGAGGGGTTTTTTGAGTTTTTTATAGAGGCCAAAGTTTTGTATCGGATGGGGAAACTGCGTCGATTGAATGATTCCGACATAGAAATATTAAATACTGATATTGGAGATTTTGCTCAATTTGAGGGCCAAGAAGTTCCCCTAGACATTCCTATGACAGAAGAAGATGCCAAGGTAGAGCTAAATAAGCCAAAACGCGGCGGCAGCAAGAAGTACTATGTTTATGTTAAAAGTGATAAAGGTAATGTTATAAAGATTCAATTTGGGGACGACACAGGCCTGTCTGCTAAAATTAACGATCCAGCAGCAAGGAAGTCTTTTGTGGCGAGACATAAATGTAGCGAGAAAACTGATAAAACTAAAGCAGGTTATTGGGCATGTCGATTGCCAAAATATGCAAAGGCTCTAGGATTGTCTGGTGGAGGAAATTACTTTTGGTAGGACCTTATACTCAAAACACATTGGGTTCGAATAAATTTTGCAGAACCTTCTCTGATTCAGTCGCAGAGGATTCTCTTGTTTGGCACAGAGACGAATGTGATAGGTGTATGAAGGTATTAGAAGTGGGCGAATGGTATTTTCAGAGAGACAATATTATGCCATTAAAATTAGACGTCAACGATGAATTGGACATAGGTAAGATGGAATATCATAGGCTAATAAAGTCGAGTGGTAAACTTATTGTCGAAATTACCGAGTTCTGGGATTAATAACGAGATAAATAGTAGTACTATGAATAACGATTATAAGTACGAAGACGTAGATTACGGATTTACTGCAGTTGACGAAGAAGAGCTCAACGAGCTTCGCTCGGGCCCGCAAGAAGTGTCTGTCAAGATTGACGGTGTTGACAGCGAAATACAGAACCTGGCCGCCAAAATACAAGAATTAGTAGAACTTCAGACAGATATAATGTCTGAATTGGTAGATAAGAAGCAGATGTATGAAGAAAAGTTGAGTGGTCTGGATATCACTAGCGAAGTTACGGAAGATAAGTTGATGAAAGTTGAAAAACTTATCATGCCTCTGCTGTATAATTTGTTGAAAAACAAAGAAAAAGATTATATCTACTGGCCCAACCGAGAGCCGATTATCAAATCTCAAATAGAAAAGATATCAGAAATAACTAGAGGTTTCTATGAAGGATAAAGTAGTTTTTACTTTCGGCAGGTTCAATCCGCCAACCGTGGGACATGAAAAACTCTTAAATAAGGTATTTTCTGTTGCTTCTAAAGAAAGTGCTGATTTTTTGGTTTTTCCAAGTCATTCACAAAATCCGAAAAAAGACCCCTTAGATTTTAGATCTAAAGTCAAGTTCATGAAAAAAATGTTTCCGAAGTATTCTAAAAATATTATGTCAAACAATAAAGTAAAAAGCGCATTTAATGCGGTAAGTTTACTTCATGAGTTGGGATATAAGGAAGTAATAATGGTCGTTGGCGGAGACAGAGTTTCTGAGTTTACTGCAATACTCAATAAATATAATGGCATTGAAGGAAAGCATGGTTTTTATGATTTCGAAGCGGGCATTAAAGTAGTTTCTGCCGGAGAGAGAGATCCCGATTCAGAAGGAGTTTCTGGCATGTCTGCGTCCAAGATGCGCGCCGCAGCGGCCGCCGATGACTATGACTCGTTCAAGAATGGTCTGCCTGCAAGATTCCGCGGTGGCGAGCTGTTATTTACCATGTTACGTAGAGCAATGAAAGTAGAAGAAACTGAATTGGGCATATTTTTAGGATCTGATGTTCACACTTTCCGCGAGTTTATAGACTCGCCTGTCACAGAAATGATCGATGTATTTGACGAAAAGGAATTGATACAGGAATTTTATCTTCCGGCACAGCTCAAGAAAAAGGAATCGCCGATTTCAGGATTTAAGCATTTTCTACCAGAATCTATGTTGCCCGGAAATTCCGGGCCTAGTTCTTTGGCAAAATATGAAAATATTGATTGGAAATCCATTGACGAGATGTTCGACAATTATCCTTGGTTATCTCGCGCCGCAGAAAAAATCTTCAAGAGAAGTAGGTATAAAGCTGCCCTAAAATTCTTCCTACAAACCTATGATCAGGATCCAAATCATTCTGTACGGTATGCGTTCGAGAGATCTTGGAAATATTTTAACCTTCGTCCTAGAAGATTCAAAGATTTCCTAGAAGATCTCATCCAACAAGGCCTGCTGCCTGCTAAGTACTCTTTCTAAAAATTATAAATATTGAGGTTAAGTATACCCAATTAGGAATTATCATGAAGTATGTAAAAAAAACATTCAAAGAATTTATCGAATGGCATAACCGTGAAGGGAGTGAACGTCGCGTCGGTGGGGGAGACGGTAGGAAGAGCTTCGACAAAGAACTTGGCGAATCTGACGATGGACTGAAAGCAAAATCTGAGAAGTCTGGAATTTCCCTCGGTATTCTGAAACAAGTATATTCGCGCGGCATGGCAGCATACAAGACTGGCCACCGGCCCGGAACGACTGCACAACAATGGGCTTTTGCTAGAGTCAACTCCTTCATTACGAAAGGAAAGGGTACTTGGGGCGGCGCAGACAAAGACCTCGCGGCAAAGGCTGGGGGGTCTGCTAAGAAAGAATCTATGTCTGGTGCAGAAACTCCTCCATTCAAATCTACAGCTGGCGCTGGCGAATTCGGTACTAAAGAATTAGAACTAAAGTATCGAAAAGAGACGCCTGGCCAATCAAAAAATAAAGATCTTGGTGAAGCTAAATCCGCCCGCGCCCGTAAGGCTGACAGCAAGAAAGCAGTAAAGACTCTCAAAGATATTCGTAAGGGCAAGTATCCTGGCGTCAAGATGGCCAACGAACAGCTACCCATTACCGAAGGTGCGCTCGGAAAACAATGGGCAAATGGTGCAAAAAGGGTTAAATCTGGTAGTATCACTCTAGTAAAAGCAAAGAATCCAGATGCAGATTTACATACTGTGATGAAAAATGGTAAGAAGGTTGGTACTTTTGTTTTCGACGATGGTCCAGACGCATTCTCGGTAACGAATATATCTACCAAGAAAGTCAGTTGGGCAGATCAGATCGATGATATTCCTAAAATGTTTGAGTCGAAAGCGCCTGCACTAAAAAGTTCAGATTATGCGAAAGGTACTTATCAATCTGCACAGGCATTCAAAGATAAGTTTGCCAAAAAGAAGAAAGAGTCGGTTGATGAAGCATCTAAAGAAGGTACGGTTCGTATCATTGATTTGGGTAACAAAGGACAAGACAAAATTCGTAAAGAGTTGGGTGTTGATAAACTTCCAAACAAAGGTTTCCAAGTACAGGTTATGACTAAGGGTAAATTTGTAAACCAAGGTAAACCTTACAAGACTATGAAGGATGCAGAGAAAGTTCGAAGTACTGGACAACACTCAATGCAGTTCGATGAAGCGGCACTTGAAGAAAAGACTAAGTGGAAAATGGGTGATGGTCGTCCAAGAAACGGTGCTCGTATTGAAAACGATAGGTTCTGGAACTTACCGTATGATTCTTTAAAGTATATCGCCAAAGATGCTGGTGAGGCCATGAAAGCCAATCCCACCGCAAGGAAGGCAACTACTGGACCGGGCAACTGGGCAGACCAAGTTGCGGATGCTGCCACAGTCATGCAATGGAGAAAGAAAAACGGTATTAGGGAGTCTGTTGAACTTGATGAAGCAATTGACTTCCGTAAAGCACATCAAGAAATCATGGCATATGCCAAGAAGAGTGGTGGTATTGACAAGACTGACTTTGAGAAGGTTGCATATTACGTCAAAGCAATCGGTGACAATCAGAACACACCTAACGTAGCAAACAAAGCATTCATGGCAATGAAGAAGTTTGTTGGTGATATGGATACTGATCCCCGTGATGGCGTGATGTTGATGCTCAAGAAGCATGGTATGATGAAGAATGGTCGTTTGGTGCAAGAGTCTGTTGAAGAGGCAAAAGCACCTGCGCTAAACCCCACAGATTATTCTAACGGCGCTTCAATGTCTGCGACTGCTTGGAAGAATAACGAGGCTATTATCGAATCTATTATCGAAGAAGGATTGTCCGCCAAGCAAATCGCGCTGCTAAAGAAGAACTATAGTACAATTGATCGGATTGATCCAACCGGGCCCGCTTATAAAAAGGCCAAGGGCATGATATCTGGATTGGATAAGGATATGATGATGGATCTTGCGAAAGCCAAGGTCAAATGGTTGTCTCAAATGGCTGCTGATGAGTTGAGAAAGAAACACAACATCAAACTGAAAGCAAAAGACTATATGGAGTCTATGGAAGAAGCTGTTTCTGTGTCCCGTAAAGATTTCGAGACACTTAAGAAAGGAGACAAACTGTCTATTACTTTTGATTCTGCTGTCCGGAAAGGAAATTCTGCAAAATTTTTAGTTAAGGGGAAGTCTCATAGCAAAAAATATAATGTAGATAAGATCACTCTGCAGAATATTGCAAATCCTGGCGTCCAAAAATCATTTCTTTATAGTAGAAATGGCGGTGATGCGACCATGGCCCAAGGAGATATGGGGGTAACCATACAGAAATACGTTAAGGAAGCGGTTCGGCTAGAAGGAATTACTGACGAAGATGTAGCTCAGTTTGTCGGCGCAGCGTCTGCTGCAAAGAAGGCTGGGAAGAAAAACTTCACTTTTGGGGGGAAATCATATCCCGTAACAATCTCTGGTGATGTTGCAAAGAAAGTTCTTGAAGATTCTCTTAGCGAAAAAATGGATCCTGTGGATCACGTAGAGAAAAATAAAGAGTCTGGAATGTATTGCGTTTACGATGCTAACGGGAAAAAATTAAAAGAGTTTGAAGATAAAGAAGCTGCAAATGATTATGCTATTAAGAACCACAAAAAATTGATGGCGGTAACGGAGTCTAAATATACAGAAGTAGAAGAATTGATCGAGTCTTCTGACAAGTCTGACGCGAAAGAAATGTCTAATTTGATTAAAGAAATACAACCTAAGATATCGAATTCTGAGTTAAAGAAAGAAGTAGAACAGATGGCCATGGAAAAATATAAAAATAAGATTAGAGCAAAAAAAATTGCTAGTTTTGCATAAGTGAGGTAATATGAGTAAGTTTTCACCGCCCAGCTGGGCAAAAACCGCTGTTGCGACGGATAGAGGATGGGAAGATCCTAGAACCGGAGAGCTTTTAGTTTCTAGAAGAAATTTAAAGTCTGCCATCGAGAAACTTTCTGGGTCGGTTGTAGTAACTGCTGCCGCAGCTGCGCCGCTAGCTCCATTAAAAGTTTCTGAAGTGGCTGTTCGCGAATTGACCCAAGAGCCCGCCGTAGAGAAAGCAGACCATCGGGAACAAAAAAATCATTTTTCGAAATCGCCTAATTCGCCAGACTTCGGGAATATGAGCAAAGAAGAATTAGAAGTTTGGGCGAGAGAAAATATCGAGCTCGAACTGGACAGACGAAAGACTAAAAAAAGTCTTATAAAAGAAATAAAAGAAAAAATAAAGTAAAAATACTTTGGAGGAGAGAAACTCATGACAGTATCACAATTTGGACAAGAAAACTATATAGCTAATGGACTTGGAATTCCTGCGCACGATTTTATAGAAAATACTTATGAGCCCTCGACCAACAACTTACTCGCAGTAGAATATAAACTTGGCGGATCCTCTGGTTCTGTCGTTGCAAGACTAGACTTTTCATACGATTCTGCTGGCAACCTAATTACAGTAGAAAGGACTGCGTAATGAGCTATCGATATAACCCGCTGTCCGGCAAAATAGAATTTGTTGGAGTGACTACTGCTAGTGGGGACGCGATAGATCAACTTGTTGCTGACCAGATCAGCAATCTTGTAGATTCCGCTCCCGAAACCTTAGATACTCTAAATGAACTTTCTGCTGCATTGGCAAACGATCCGAATTTTGCAACTACTACAGCTGCGCAGCTAGGTGCTAAATCAAATTCTGCAGATCTAGCTCCCGTTGCCACTGCCGGTACGTACTCCTCGTTAACAGGGACGCCTACAAATATTTCCAATTTCGCCAATGATTCTGGTTTCATAACGGACTACACGGTCACTCAAACAGATGTTACTGGTCACCAGACCTCATTGTCATTAACGGAATCGCAAATTAGTGATTTGGGAACTTACTTAGTTGCCTCAGATCTTACTGATTACGCTACAAAAACTTATGTTGGTGCTCAAGGATATATTACTGACTATACGGTCACTCAAGCAGATGTTACTGGCCATCAAGCAGCTCTAACATTAACGGAATCTCAAATTAGTGATCTAGGTTCTTACTTAGTTGCCTCAGATCTTACTGGTTATGCCACAGAGTCTTATGTTGGTGCTCAAGGTTTTATCACGGACTACACTGTCACTCAATCAGATGTTACTGGTCATCAGACATCATTGTCAATAACTGAATCCCAAATTAGTGACTTACAAAATTATCTTTTAACTGAAAATGATACATTAGATTCCGTTGTTTCTAGAGGCTCAACCACTACTACTTCAATTTCGATCGGCGGATTAACCGTAAATTCTGCTTACAGTTTTCCTACATCGGCCGGGATAGCAGGATCCGCATTAGTATCTGATGGTGCGGGTAATGTTGTGTTTGAAGCTATCGAAAATGTGAAATCCTTTGTCAAAAACGTAGACGAAGGGCCCTTAGCTAAAGGGACTCCGGTGTATCAATCTGGTTCTTTCGGTGCCGGAATGGAAGTTCGCGCCGCTGACGCTGCGGACCCCAACAAGATGCCTGCCATCGGAGTGATATCTACTGCCCTAGAATTTTCCGAAACTGGCGAAGTTATTCATTTCGGCAAAATATCTGGCGTAGATACTGATTCGGATATATCAGAAGGTGACGTATTATACGTTCA